ACGCCAAGGAGGGGAAGAGCGCAAAGCTCATGCACATCCACCGCGCCGAGATGTGGCATCGACTGCTCGCCCCGCTCAAGTACGAGCTGAGCAACGCCAAGGTTGGGCTAAGACTAAAGCCCTTTGACGTTGCCCCCGAAAGGCACACCGCCTTCAGTGAGTACGTTTTGCTGTTGGAGAAGCTGCTTGCAGGGCTGCAATCACTGCGTGCACTGCCGGACAACGGCGAGCGCAGACCTGTGGACATAGCGCAGGAGCGTGGGCTGCCCAACAAGGGCGTGCATTGGACGGACTGGGTGTCAGACAAGACGCGCAGGCGCATCGATGGGTTGTTCCATGCCATACCCTTTGTGTTCAAGGGCAAGCGGTTCGAGCCTTTCAGGCGCAGGGTTCCCCCCGATATGTTCAAGCATGATGTGGCCGTGCTGCAGGGGCGCACGTTCAAGGAGTTGGATATCCTGCGCCAGGAGATAAAGCTTCTGCGCAAGATCGACTGCATGACGCACGACCAGCGGGCGCAGCTCGACAAGATGGAGCTGCAGGAAGACAACATCATGGCCGCCATTGGGTTTCTTCTGCAAACGCGCAACCACGAACCCGTACCGCCGACATGGCATGGGGTTGCTGTCGATGCAAACACGCAGCCCATTGATGAGGAGTCCGAAGCCGCGCTGCGCCAGCAGCTACAGAAGGCACGCACACCCGCCAAGAAAACCAACCGCCCCAAGCGGTACAACAAATGACCCAGAGAGATTTCTCTCTCAACAAACATGGCCAAGCCGCACAGCCATACCCAATGTGCGGCACTTGTAAAAAGGAGAACGCAAATGAACCAGAACGATTTGAGCAGCATGCTCATGGACTTGTACGACCTGCGCAGGACGCTGCCCAAGAACGTCAAGGCTATGCCCAAGGACAACGAGGGCAGCGACTTCACCATAGGCGAGCTGCTCGACGACATGATCGAGAAGCTTGAACAAGCAGGCGCATGAAAGGAGAAAGTAAATGAAAGAACTGACGCAGATGCGCAACGCATACAGGGTGTGGTGTCAAGCCACGTTCCCTGACTTCACCCCGAGAGACTTCCCCTACAAGGGAAGGATGTGGCAGGTATGGCACGCGGCATGGACAGCCGCTAAACAAGGAGAAAGTAAATGACACCAGAAGACTACGAGACGCTATCGCAGGCGCTCACTACCGCATGGATCAGGGCAAACAAAGCCAGGGATATCGTGCGTACCGAAGGCGTTGCCGCGCACGAGGCGGGCAATACCACAGCGCAGCACAAGCTTGAGGCTGTGCACCATCAGATCGACGAGGCCGCAGCAAGGCTGGCAGGCGCAGTGGGTCTGCTCAACAACTATTGGAGAGGATGAACATGAAGTACTACGTAGAGTTCAAACGAGTCGCCTTCCTTGAGATCGAGGTCGAGGCAGAAGACGCCAACGCAGCAGAGGACTTGGCATGGGATGAGCTGGACAAAGACCCAGCCAACATCGACAAGGAGTGGTACGTTAACCAGATACACAAGGAGCAGTGACATGACAGTACTCACAGGCAACCAGATCGAAGGGGCGCGGCTGCTTACGCTGCGCTCGATGCTCATGCTAGAGATGAAAGGGATGCACCGCCGAGGGCGTAGTGCATATGCCCTGCTCAAAGACATGGGGTTCAAAGGCACGAGAGAGAAAGTTCTCTCTCAACTCGACGACATACGCGCCCAGTTGCTGGGCATCAACCAAGGAGAAAGCAAATGAAGATGAACAACGACAACACCAAGGCCCACTTCTTCGCATCAAGCGTAGCAACGTGGGTCACAACCACACCCGAGCGCACACTCAAGGAGCTGCTCGCACATATGGAGAAGGAGGGTCTCCCGTTCAACCTGTTCCATGTACCTGTGCCATACGACACCGACTACACGATCAATATGTACCAGCCGCAGGTAGAGGGCACGCTCTACATCGGCTTCTTTGAGCCAGCCAAGAAAGGAGAAAGCAAATGAACGTAGACATAGAGAACATCGGCTCCATCGAGCACGGCATCGAAGGCAGAGATCAGTACGTACTGATGCGCTGTGACGAGGACACGAGCGTAGACGACCTGCAGAACTGGCTGCATCAGCGCCATTACCGGGAATCAAACCGGCCCGGCGGCTACTTCTGCACCAGCGTGCAGGTCGTCCCACACCCACACGTTGATAAGTACATCGGCATCATCTACCACCGCTATGACGTTTAAGGAGAAAGCAAATGACTGACACCGAGAAGAAACTTTACGACGCACTGCAAGTGCTGCTCAACTCGTGGCCCATCGTTGAGCACCTGAGAAACAACGACCCGATGGCGCTCAAGCAAGCACGCGAGGCGGTAGACAGCGCATGGTTCAAGGCCCACTTCAAGGAGAAAGCAAATGATAAGTATTGATTTGACGGATGATACGGCGCAAGCCGTGCTGTGGGCATTGCGAGAACACCGCAATCATCGCTTGCCGGTGCGTGAGTATGTGGACAGGAGCTACGCCTCGCACGATGAGCCGTTTCGCAACCGCAAGATCGGTGAAGTGCAAGACAGGCTCGACCGCCTGTTCGCGCTGGAGAATCGACTTCTGACAAAGCTGGCCTGTGCCAGCGCAGCAACCAAGGAGAAAGCAAATGAAAGCAAATGACATGAGCGAGAGCGAGCTGCTCAAGGCAGCGCACAACATGGTGTACTACGGCGGCGGCTTCGCCGCTCGCATTGCCGATGCTTACTTCGTGGCCGACAGTGAGAACAAACAACGACTACTCACGGCGTTCGGACATTTGTTCGAACGCTATGCACCAGGGCAGGGGTGGGGCCATGAGTGAGAGCCAACTGCGCCAACGCCTGCTCGATGCAGGCTACACATGGGACGAGGCCGAGGACAAGCTGGCCGACATAGCGTCGGATGAGTACGACGACGAGCAAGACCGCAAAGCGGAGCAACACTTCAAGGAGAAAGCAAATGAATACAAGTGAACTGACAGGCGCAGCCCTTGATTGGGCAGTAGCGAGGTGTGAGGGGCTGCTGTGCTTTGGATACCGCACCGATGGCAAACGCTTTGCTGTTGAGGACAGTGATGGGCAGGTCGAGGGGTTCATGCCTGCAACCGACTGGGCGCAAGGCGGCCCGATCATTGAGCGGGAGGGTATCAGCCTGACGAGCTACCTTGACGAAGAAGATCCCTACTGGATTGGCTCAGTTGAATGCCGGTACAAAGACTTCAACGCAACAGCCTACTACGAAGAGTACGGCCCCACGCCCCTGATCGCAGCGATGCGCTGCTATGTGGTAAGCAAGCTGGGCGACACCATCGACATCCCCGACGAGTTGCTTATAAATCCGTGAGACACCATGTCTCACAGCGCATAGCCGGGCAGCGCCAATGCCCGGCACTAGAAACTAGGAGAAGCAAATGACTAAGTGGTATGACAATACATTCCTCGTGGCCATGAGAATCGTGAGCTGCTATCGTGAATGGTTCTATCAAGAGACCAGCAAGTACCCCTTGCACCCATCGGTCAAGCGCCTGCTTGTCGATGACCATCGCCCGCGTGACTGGCATCAGTTGCTGCTTGAGTGGCCACATGTGGCGCAGACTGACGCGCTACGCCTTGCGTATACCCGTGACGAACGTGCAGGCGAGGCCAACCGGCAGTTGATGACTTCTGTTGGCAAGTATTTGACGCGGCACTTCGACCTGCCTGACCATGTCATCCGCGATGCGGTTGCCCTCTACACTGGCGGCACTGACACATACAAAATAATCAACACCACGCATGACATGGTGCACGCTGTCAACAACGGCCCGCACTCATGTATGTGCTGGACAGCACGCGACTTCGTGCGCTGCAAAGATGGTGTGTATCGGCATCCCTACGCCGCGTATGACCCGCAGTATGGCTGGCACATGGCGATACGCATCGCACCCAGTGGCGACATCGTTGGCCGTGCGCTGCTCAACACACATGATGGTCACAACTACTGGGTCAGGTCGTTCGGCAAGCAGGAGGGTAGCGTCTACTCGCACACTGACCAGCAGCTTGAGGCGTGGCTCAAGGAGCGGGGGTATGTCAGGTGGAACTACTGGCATGATGGGGCGCAGCTTGCACACATACCCATCCCACACGGCGAGTTCCTCGCACCCTACCTCGACGGCGACACGACACGCGCTACGCTTACCCACAAGCAGGAGCTGTACATCGACGACGATGGCGAGTACGAGATGCGTAACACTGACGGCACGCCCAACCATCAGGGTCGATACACCTGTCCGGACTGCGGCGAGCGATGCAGTGAGGACGACATGCGCAGTGTCGGCTACCACGGCGATCACATGGTGTGTGAGAACTGTGTCGATCACGACTACACGTATGTACGCGGGCGTAGGGGTGAGGAGTACTACGTGCCCAACGATGACGCGGTTGAGGCCGATGGTGATTGGTACGACAGCAACTATCTCGATGACAACGACATCGTTGAGCTGGCCGACGGCGACTACGCGCACACTAACAACGCTGTGCGGTGTGATGATGACGATGAGTGGTATCACATCGAGGACTCGGACATCATCCACTGCGAGTACGACGACAAGTACCACCACATCGACAACTGCGTCGAGACTGTGGACGAGGGCTGGTTACACAAGGACGATGCGTGGCAGTGCGAAGGCTCTGACAACTACTACTCAGACAACACCGACTATGTGCTCGTAGACGGCGAGAAGTACCACCCTGACCACACCCCTGCTCAAGACGAGCTGTTCAACACTGAGGAGTAATTCCCATGCGCAAACAATCCATGCTTCACAAGACTCTGTGCCGTGCGCTGTCACTCAAGCGCCCGCATAACGGTGAGGGTGCGTCACTGTTCACAGGCTGGCTGTGTGACAACGTACCAAAGCATCTCGACCTGACCATCGACGCCGCTGGCAACGTGCATATTGACGCACGCCGTGGCACACACAACCGCACACTCTTCGTTGCACACGTTGACACTGTGCACCACGAGGACGGCCCCAACAAGTTCATCAAGGCGCACGGTACGTGGTACGCCAAGGGTGCACCACTGGGCGCTGACGATGGCGCTGGCTGTGCCATGCTCATGCACCTGCTGTGCAGCAGTGTGCCCGGGTACTACATCTTCACGCAGGGGGAGGAGCGCGGCGGCATCGGGGCCAAGCACTTAGCCAAGGATCACGCAGACCTCTTGCGCCAGTTCGACCGGGCTATCGCGTTTGACCGCCGGGGTATCGACAGTGTCATCACCCACCAGGGCTATGGCCGCTGCTGCTCCGATGCGTTTGCCGATGCGCTTGCTGACACGCTCAACGTGGACGACAGGCTCATGTACCTGCCCGACAGCACAGGGGTCTACACCGACACCGCCGAGTTCACAAGCCTCATCCCCGAGTGCACCAACATCAGCGTTGGCTATGACCACGAGCACTCCGATAGGGAGTCGCTCGACATCTACCACTTCATGGCTCTGGCTGACCGCGTGGTGCAGATCGCATGGGACAAGCTGCCCACATCCCGTGACCCGCTGGCTGTGGAGAGCCACTGGGCAGACCAGTGGTATGCCTACTACGCCGACACCCCAGCCTCTGTGACGACCAGTGTCAGCTCTTTCCCCTATGGCACGCAGAAGTTTGCCGATGGCTGGACTGAAGAAGACGACGTTGAGGAGGCGATCCAAGACGCGTTGGCTGGCTACCCTGGCTACCTTGCCGAGCTGATCTGCGAGTCCGTGTACCCCGAGGAGCCTGCGCTTGCGCGGCGCTACATCAGCAACAATAAGCTGCGCGATGCCGAGGTACTCAGGGATCACCTGAACATCTTGCGCACATACGGGGCGGGCTCCGTGCTCGCTAGCCTGTTTGACGTTGCCTACGCAGAAGTGTAATAATGTCCAACGCTTGACAACCTTCGGGTTGTCAGGCACGATTCACAAAAAGGAGAAAGCGAATGAACGTACAAATGCTGCGCCATGTGCGCAAACTGTGGAACGTGGACTACGTACCACGCGAGGTCAACCGTACCAACCAGCTCAAGTGGGTGCGCTCTGTGCGCTCACTTGGTGACCGCTGGCTTCTGGCAAAACACATAGAGCGTAAAGGAGAGAGCCATGCCTGACCTTCAAACAGCGTTGAGCAAAGTACTCGACGAGTGGGCCAAAGATGACCAGCCCGTAACCCAATCACAACCACAACCCCAGGAGAAACAAACCATGACTTCAGTTACCTTCCCCATCACCACCAACGTATCACGCGCCACCTTCGACTTTGTGCGCGACAACCCAGGTCTGCACCACAACGAGGTCAAGCACAAGCTGATCGACAAAGGGTTCAAAGACAGCTCGGTGACTGCCCTCATCAGCCAGCTTCGCCGCTCAGGGCAGATCGCACGGCTGGCAGATGGTACGTACCACGCCACGGCCAAGGAGTATGTGCCGATCAAGCAGGTGTTCAAACTGGCGGTGAACAAGAAGACCGTGGCCAAGAAGGCCGCCAAGCCCGTAGCGAAACCCGCACCGAAACCCGCAGTGAAAGCAACTGAGCCAAAGAGCGAAGGCATTGCCGCGCTGCAGCCCGTTGCTACCTTGGTGTCAGCACCAGCGCCTGTGTCGGCCCCTATGGTCGTCTCCAACGATGTCGAGTACATCCTCTCGACGCTGCCCATCAAGCAGGCCCGCTCGCTCTATGATGAGCTGCACAAAATCTTTGGGGTCAAGGCGTGAACGACCCGTTCGACTGGAGAAACTACAAGCCCCAGATCAGCATGCGTGATCTGGAGAAAGCGCGGCGCAACTCATACCAGATGACGCGCCACGTTAACGAGCAGCGCAAGAAGGGTATTGAGCCCAGTACCCCGTACAGCGAACGAACAGCACCATATCTGAGCGCAGCGCCCAAGGATATGGTGGTCGAGATGCCGGTGATGCCGGTGCACAAGAAGACATTGGAGCGACACGCAAGGGAGAAGAAATGAGCATTGAAACAATGCGTCAGGCGCTGGATGCGCTGGAGGCACACGCAGACATTGGCATCAAGTCCGACAAAGCCATCACCGCCCTCCGCACCGCCATCGAGCAGGCTGAGAAGCAATCAGCACAGCGCCAGTGGGCCGGGCTGACGGAGAAAGACTTCTCGGCGATTAACCAATCATGCCTGACCAAACTTCAGGCCGCGACAAGCGCCGAGTCAATCCTCAAGGAGAAGAATCATGGATGAAGAATTTGCTTTCCCACACACCATTGAGCACCTGCACCAGCCGGTGACGGCGGGCATGACGCTGCGCGACTACTTCGCGGCGAAAGCGATGCAAGCGTTAACACTCAGACTTGCAAGTAAAGAAGGTCTCATTGTGTTTGATGACGCAGTTGCGGAATCGGCGTACTTGATGGCCGACGCCATGCTCAAGGCAAGGGAGCAAGCATGAAAGAAGACATCATCCGCATGGCGCTGGATGCTGGTATTTTGTGGTCGACAGATCAAGCCGCTACGCTTGAACGCTTTGCAGCCCTTGTCGCTGCACGCTGCGCCGAGATCGCTGAAGAGGCCGAGCCGTACCAAGCCGCTGATCTGATCCGCAAAGCGTTTGCCGTGGACCCCATGCCCTTGTTTTACGACTGGCCCGGAGGATGGAAAAAATGAAAGGCAG